TCTACCCAACCTATATTAAATCTACTGTCATCTAATAATACCTGTGGAACTTCAATTGTTCCTCCAACACCAGCTGCTCCTCCGTTAGCACCTGATTGTCCACCAGTACCACCTGTAACTCTAATAGTGTAGAAATTACCATCAACAGTTATACCAACTTCTGCATATCCACCATCTGTACCATTGTTGTCACTATCTGAACCACCACCGCCAGGTGCAGCGATAGTTATTACACATCCATCAACTTGTCCCTGTTGTGGACTTGGTTTTAATACTGTTGTTCCAGCAGTTCCAGTAAAAGTACTCTCTTGTATTGCAATAGTATTACCTGGCACTGTAAATGTTTGTTCTTTACCACCTACAGTTGTGTTCTGATCAACAACATATATTCTTGGTGGCACTACAATCTCTGTCTCAGCAAAATAACCATTTGCTAATTTAACATTTATACTTGCTCCACCAGCAGTTGCTTGTGTAGGAGTTTCTCCATCTCTTGGTAATACATTAAAGTTAGTAAGACTAAATCCATCTGCTACAATAGTAAAGTTACCAACAAATTCTGATGGAGAAGCATTACTTACAGTTACAATATCACCCACTGATAAGTTATGGTTACCATCTGTATTGACTGTTATAAATCCACTATTAGAATCATATGTTACTGAGGTAACAATTATAGTTGCAGACTCTGATACCATGTATTGATATTGTCCAGCACCAGTATCTGATAGTGTTTCACCAATGCCATTAGTGTTACCATATGTTGCTGTCTGTGCATTTTGTAATGGCACACCAATCAGACCATGTGAATGACCTAATGCACCACCAGCAGATCCATTTGGTTCAAATAAATTGACGTTTGCTCTACTACTAATATAAGTTACAGCAAACTTATCAACAGGAGTACCACTTAACTCTACAAGTTTTGTTTCATCAACCTCTACTGATAATATTCTATGACTGTGTGTAGGAGGGAATGGAAAAACATAATCACTCATAGGACCTACTCTATATTTGACAGATCCTGTTAGATATGCTGGAATATCTGATGTAATTTGATTGTATCCTGTACTTTTTACGTCACCAATAACAAAGAACTCACCACTATCAATTAGTGTTTCTTTAGGAATATACCATGAACCACCAGTTTGTCCAACGAAGTTGTTGATTGCATTCTCTGGTGTTGCTGTTCCTGCTCCGTTGACGTTACCAAATCCAAGTATCTTTCTTTGTCTATAATCTGGTAAAGCAAAAGTTCCAATATTATATGGAAAATCTGAAAATGTAAATGATTTTTGTATGATGATCTCAGGATGTGAAATTCCTGCTCCAGTAAAATCAATCAAATAATTTGCTGGATTGACAGTAGATATGTCAACTGTATCAGGAAATCCTATCTCATATGTAAACACATTATTGAACTGATAAGGAGAACTAGATGTGTCCTCTGATGGTTCTAGTAACGAATAAAATGTTTCTTGATCAAATACACTGGATGTTCCAAATGCACCAAATGGATTTGTTATTAAATTATTGAATCTAAACACTGCACCATATGGATATGGTCTTTTTACATTTACTTTATTGTTGCTAGAATCCCAATAAAATTTAAAAAATAACTTATTATTCTGGATGAATGATGCTTGTAATCCGCCAGGTTGGTTTGCTTGAGTCTTTGTAACTGATGCAGAACCACCATATCTATTTTGTATAATACTGTATAACTCTGGGTAGTCACGAATCTTTAACTCTTTACCGTCACAATATAAATGCTGTGGGTATGTGTACTCAGGTTCTTGTGATGCTAAGTTAACATCTGCAAAGACAGGAAGAATTGTTCCGACAGGAGAGTGGTTTCCAGTCTTATCGGAATAATAATTAGCGTATGAATTCCTGTATGTTGCCATTTTAATATTTAATTAAAAATTCTTGAACTAGAAATGGTTGTATATAACCATCTGCTTTATTTTGCTCATTAACATCTATCTGAATTGTAGATGTTATCTCATCAGCAGGGATGTATGTTGGTTGTGTTACAACAAAAAAGTTATGTGGATCCTGCTCAAAAGGCATGAAATGTTTGTGTATACAGTCTCTACCAAACTCTTCTACGTCAGTAACTGTATTATTAAGAGCAGCAAAAGCAGGGGTGTCTGCCTGTGAGTCAAATGGCACTTGAGTTGCTTTACTTACAAGTGCTGGTGTATAGTTTGCTCCTAATTTTTGATGAGTTGGTGGTTGACTACCTGTTGCCTGAGCATAATCATTGTATGCATTACAATTTGAAGGACCTACGTTACATTTAGGTCCTGTTTTACAGGTCATATCTCCTTGATATGGCATATTTCCACAAAATCCTGTTTGTGGTGCTGTTCCCTCTGGAGAATACATCGGCCACCCTAACTGAGTACCATTACTATTACATCCAAATTGATAAAACTGTCCTGTTGGTGTACCACTTCCATCTGGATTTAATATAGGAATATCGCCAGGTACAAGACACTGACCAGTATCTTCAAATGTACAACCATTCCAACATCCACCATAATACTCATAAGTTTCCTGAGACGGACCTCCAACCAAGAAAGTAAAGCACTGATTTGATTTGTTTCTGTTAGGCATCAAGGCAGCAACAAATTTAGATGCTGCTGCTTTGCATAATGGTTGAGTAGTATTGTCTGCCCACGATGATATGCATAATGTAGACTTAGATTTGTATGAGTTTCTACCAAACAAACTAAATTCACTCGTAGGTGATGCAGTTCTAGATCTCTTACCATCATGGAAATGAGCATGTGGTTGGAATGCTGTGTGTAATACTTCTGTTTCCTCTGTGTAGTTACCACTGGATCTAGCAAAACCAGGTTGTCCTGTTATCTCAATGGTTTGTGATGGTAAAAAGAAATTACCTTGATATTGTACCTCAAATGATGTACCTATGTTACTACTAACTTCTAATCCTACACCAGCTTTAGTTATCTCTTGCTCTGAGTCATTCAATAGATATGTGTCTTGATAATCTCCTAAGTTTGCACCAAATGATGTCTTAGTAGATTTTGCACTAAGATCTGGTACTTGAAATTGATTGTCAAGTAAAGTTGTATCTGGTTTTTTATATCTACAATTAGAACCTACACCTAATATAGCAGCAAGTTCTGGAAAATTTTCTGCTAGGTAAACTGAACCATCACATCTCAAATAACCAGCAGGAAGAGTTTGGTATACCAAAAGGTCTGCAGGATCGTTTGATGTCAATTGATTTGACCAGTTTATAATAGAACCAGTAAGTGTCCCTAGTTTTCCTTTTTCTTTTGAATATAATACTGCCATTAGTATGCTCTGATGATATACAATACGACCAAGGATGGTGTGTTAGGATTTATCTGTACACTCAATGCTCTGTCAACATTTATAGGTTCTATGTTTCCAGTAGTCATATTATTTATGAGTATAGTGTTAGGTATATTCATTTGTCCATTGGTCATTGTTATGTCAATGGTAAAATGATTGTGTGATCCTAATGCTGGATCAGTAAAAGCATCACCAGTATGGTTTAGTGTTACAGGATATGGAAAGTCCCTACCAGCTGCTGTGTCAGGTGCACCATAATAATCATTTGGATCTGTAACTGGAGGAGTTGCACCACCACCTCTTCTTGCTAATGGAACTTGATCTGATTTGTAATAATTAGTTTGTCCTAGATATGTGCCAGGTGGTGGGAATGGTGCTGTAACTGCTGCTTGCTGTACCTGTGACACACATGAGTTGTTATCTGCATATCCACCAGCACCAGGTGCACCAGTTGTTTGTCCATAACTTGGAATATTTCTATCAATGCTTGGTACTAATGGTATAACATCAGATGATGAACCAAAGTGTTTATGATTATCACATGTAACTAATGATGTTGCTGCAGGGTCATATGCTGTCCAGAAAACTTCACCTGTGTCAAATCTATCTGCTAATGGTTCTGCGTTAGAATAACCTACATCTGATCCTGTTGAATATTCATTTCCTTGAGTCTCAAAATATCCTGCTTCAAATAGACCTACATAAGCACCACCTAATTCTACAGATGGATATACAGTACCATCTGATGGTCTTGGATGTGTATGTGTTGCAGTATGTTCAACACCTAGTTTTCTAGGTATGGTTCTAATAGTATCAAAGTATGATGGTTCTTCAAGAGTAATACCTTTTATTTTTCCTGATAATTCTGCTGCTGGATCTGTTATAAACTCTGCATCAATATATGACAATACATTTGTTAATGGTTGATTGCCTTCAAATCCGTTTTTAGAAACATATTGACCTATGACACTTAATTCTACACCTGTCAACAAGTTTCCTTCTAGGTCAATTGGAACTGTCTGGTTTAAAGATGGTAAATTAAATACATCGTCGTCATTATAACTTGGATATGAATTAGATATACCAACAAATGGTTGTCCAGTCTCCACTACAGGACCGTATTCATTGCCTAGTATTTGTGCAAGAATAGGATAATCTTTTGCTTTAAGTTGAGCACCATTGCATACTATCCAACCTTTTGGTATTGCATCAGCAACCAACGCTGAGTCGCTTGTACTACCAGTCCATGGCATGATTGTACCAACTGGACTGGCTTTCTGTGCTTTTATACGGTTGTAACTTGGCATTTATTATACCTCCATTAACCACCAACCTTGTACGCTGGTTGGGATGCCTATTTGATTATTACTATCAACTGCTCCAAGATATATTAATGCAAATCCTGCATTTGGTGTTTGAACTACGAGTTCACCAGATGGATAAGGTGTTATTCTATCTCCAAATAGTGTTCCAAGTGCATCACCCTGTATTGGTGTGCCACTTGTCTCAGGAGTTCTGATGACTAGTGTGGTATCGTATTTCAAGTTACCACCTACATCAATCATTCTTACAATATCACCAGTTTTTGGTGCTGCTGGTAGTGTAACAATTAATGTCTGTGTATTCTGAACATTGACCATGTAAACTATGTTTGCAATCAATGTTAGATCTGCTTCTGGTGATGCTGCTGATAGGTATCTAGTATGTCTTGCACCATTTGATGTGGTGAAGTTTTGTAATCCAAATGCATCAATTGAGCGATCTTTCTTGATAGTGTATTCACTACCACCACTGATACCTAGATTCCTTACAGAGAATACATCTTCTTCTGTTGGAGTTGGTGTTGGTACACCTGTAACTGTCAATGTTGTTAGAGCAGTTACGTTACCTAAGTTATCAACTGAGAATGATGGGTCACATGCTAGTGTTGTGATAACATTCTCTGGGCAGGATGTTGGATACAAGAAGAAGTCTCCTCTTGCAAGTACACCAGCATCCCAGTTAATTAGACCTGAGTGATCAGCATGTCCGTCATCGTTAACAAACTGGAATAGTTTTGTCTGTTTGACACTATCGTAGATTACGAAGTTACCACCCTCTAGAGTTAAGTTGTCTGTAACAGTTAGACTACCTTCTCTATATGACTTAGCACCATCACCAAGTTGCTCATCCATCTGAGCAGTATGGTTCTTACCATATAACCTACCATTTACATTGGTTAATATCTCAACACCAGTAGATGTATTACTAAATCTCAACCACTGTTTGTAATCTAGTTTTGTTTGTGAGATATATCCTCTCTCTAGAATTACAGATAAGTAATCAGTTGGAACTCCTGCTGCTAATCTTTGTCTGATCTGAGCATCAACCACTAGAGATTGTCTCTCATGTTTGATAACTCTTCTAACAACATCAGATTGCTGATGACTCATCTCAACTGTGCCTTCCTGTGCTCTAGTTGCAACGATTGTATTCGTTCCATCTACAACATCAGTGATTGTCATAAATTCAATCTGACCAGTTGTGCTAGTAAATGATGTTAGAGGTCCTACAGCGATTAAGTCACCAACTGTAAACTTACCAGTTCCTTCTCCAATCTGCTGTACAGCAATTTGTAATGTTCCTGATCCAGTACCAGTAGCAGTTGATATGATAGTTGAACTAGCACCGTTTGACTGTATACTTGTTGGATCTGCATAATAACCATATGTGACTATGTTATCATCATTCAATGCTGATGGTAAATTAGCATTTGTAAGAATACCAGCAGCACTTGACCATGCTAAGTTAAGATCAAATCTACCAGCATGTGTACCAATTGTTGTTGTACCTGAGCATGTATCAACATCAAATGTAGTGTTGTTACCACCATCAGTTGCTGATATTCTCTCGTTTCTTTGTGCTTTGAATGTACCTCCACTGACTGAGGAAGAACCAATTATAGTTCTACTTAAGTAAACAGCACCACCAAATACAAAGTCAACAGTAGTATCTTGGAATATCTTAAGTGGTGATGAGTCTGTAACAACAGAAACTACATCTCCTCTCTGAATATCAGCAATTGTCTTGCCAGAAGTTGTGACTGATACATTTGTAATTACATTAGTACCAGCATTTGTATTTCCAGTAAACTCAACAGTTCCTAGAGTTCCACAACCACCATCCATGTTAAGTGATGAGTTGATTGTTAGAACTGAGCCAGGTATGTTTGGATTACCAACCTGTACCTCACCAGTTACAGAATCAACTATGAATACATCCTCATCTGGGTCAGCACAATTAGAAATTCTAAACTTCTGTCTCTGTTGAGCAAGAGGTGTGATAACCTTGATATATTCTGGAACTTTTGGTGAGTCATCTCTATCAACAATAACATAATCGTTGTTTGTTAGGTTACCACCAAACTCAGAGAGATATACTGGGTCAGTTGCACTGGTATCATTATCAAGTGCTTGCTCTGTCCATGTAGCATCAAACTGTACATTAACTTTGTATATTGGTGTAGTATCAACGTGATTACTTAATACACCACCAAATGCACCAAATGGTTGACGCTTAACCTTGATATAGTATGGTGCTTCGTTGATCCTTGTAAGTTCTGTAACTTGTAGAATCTCAGGATGACCTGTTGCTGATGATCCTGTACCAACAACTGCACTGTCAATTATAATGTAGTCACTGGTTCCAAAGTATGGATCACCATTTGCTTTAACTGGTTGTAACTTAAGTGGTAAGTAATATTCATCTGCTGTGTTTATTGTTGGTAGAACAATAGGTTCAACAGATCCACCAGTATTCACTGAGTTCTGGAATGCTACTCCACCCCAGTTTCCAGCACCAGCAGTATCAACTTGGTTGTATCCCTCTTCGTTTGTTCCTTTAACAAGAACATTCAAGATGTCAATATTCTTATTGAATAGTGACTGAGATAAAATACCATCTTCATGTGCAGTTATATCTGTTCCTAACTGTGCTCTTCCACCAGTAAATGCGAATGATGCAACACCACCACACATATGTACATCACCATTGAACTTAGCAGATGCAATAACTTCTAAC